AACCGTCTGCCCCTCCTTTGGCTGCACCCATGTCAACGCCTGAACCCAAGATGGGTAACCGGGAGGCGGCATTAATTAATGTGGGTATGGAAATGGATTTGCTTGAGCAAAGTCTGCCAGCTCTAGGTAGCGAATCTCCTGAAGGACAAAAAGTTCTTGCGGCCATTCGCACAGCATCTAGCATTCTTGGTACGCGCAAAGCAAAAACCAACGAATTGCAACAGTCAGAAATTTTACAATTGTTGCAATCATTGCCACAAGCCGGTGGTGCTTCACCCGAAGCCAAAGCAATGTCAGCGGCTCCTCCAATACCAGGCATGACACCTCCAGGTGCGCCGCCGGCTCCTCCTCCAGGCGCGGGTGGCGGTATGCCTCCTCCTCCAGGCGGTATGCCACCAGGTATGCCACCACCACCAGGCGGCGGTATGCCGCCACCAATGTAAAGGAATCAAAATGGATTTATTTAAGCCACGCGGCGCATCAAGCCCACGCAACCCAACCGATAACAACCAGAAAAACGGGCAAATTGTTAACACGCCCCGTTATTCGCAATTCGGTGGTCTGACCTCTGCTCCTAAAGCAGGGTACAAAAACATGATGAACTTGTCTCGCCCAGGCGATACCAAGAAAGTCATCTAAGTAACTAGGGGATAAACATGAGCTTAGAAGACGTATCAATTGAACAGCGTGATGAGTTAGCGAATCTAGCCAAGCGTCTTGCGGATAATCCTGCTACGCGCAAAGAATTTTTGCGTATGACGCAGCGCATCAACCCTGACATGGTGATCCCAGAGTTACAACTTGAGGATTACACAGAGAACAAGGTTAACGCTGCCGAACAGCGGGTCATGCAATTGGAAAACAAACTGCATGAAAAAGAAATTCGTGAACAACTTGATCGTAAACGCCGTTCTTTGAGAGAAAGCGGCATTGCTCAATCAGACGAAGATGTTCAAGCAATTGAGAAAATCATGCTTGAGCAAGGCATTACAAGCCACGACACGGCTGCACAGCATTGGGAATGGATGAAGCAAGCAGCAACGCCTACTCCATCAGGTTACAACCCCAACCTTATTAACAAGTTTGACTTGTCTAAGTATTGGAAAAATCCCCAAGGTGCTGCGCGTAATGAAGCGGCTACTGCATTGCAAGAAATTAGGAACCAAGGTCGTAGACCAATTGGTGTTTAATGTTAAATGTTGGGGATAATTTTTTTAATCAAAGGAGCCTGCTATGCCTATAGGCGGCGGTATTTTACCAGCATCAGGTAGCTCACAATACAACGAGCTTACCTATGTCACAAGACGGGCGTTTATCCCCAAACTTGTGGTGCAGTTATACAACTCAACCCCCCTAATGGCCGCTTTGATTGCAAACAGTCAACAGGCATCAGGTGGTGTGAGCCAAGTCACAGTCCCAGTTCAGGGCGCACAGTTTGTTAATGCACAATGGTCTGATTACTCTGGTTCGTTTAACCAGCCATCAGTTCAGCAAGGTGCATTTAACGCTGAGTTCAACCTCAAGCTGATGATTGCCCCAGTACCATTCCTCGGTATGGAAGGTGCGGTTCAACAAGACTACGCAATTATTCCTTTGATCGAAGCGCGTATGAATGACGCGACTAACGTGATGATGGATGCAATGGCTACAGCCTTGTACACCAACTACACTAATACCCAACAGTTCATTGGTTTGCCAGGCGCAATTGATGACGGCACCAACATGACCACTTACGGCAACATTAACCGCACGACATACACTTGGTGGAAGTCAAAGGTTTATGCAGCCGGTAACGTCAACCCAACCCGTCAAAACATCCTTCAGTACATTTCAGGCACCGTTAAAAACGGCGCAGAAGTGCCTACTTTTGGCGTTTGCGGTTTTGGTACTTGGACGTTGTTGGCTCAAGACTACGTTGGCCAAGAACAGTATGTCATTACCCCAGGCTCTGGTTTTGATAGTGATGGTAACGGCCCCCAAGCGGCTTTCCGCGCTTTGATGGTTGCCGGTGTGCCAATCTATCCTGATCCATATTGCCCTGAAGGTACGGTCTACTTCATCAACAGCAATTACCTCTCACTTTACATTCACGAACAAGGTTCGTTTGTGTTTACCGGCTTTGAATCGACTCTGCCTAACTGGCAAATCGGTTACGTTGGTGCGGTGTTGATGATTGCGGAATTGGTTTCTACCAAGCCCAAGTCGATGACCCGTGTGTCTGGCTATAACTCAATTTCTATCTAAGGAGAAATAGTCATGGCTCTCGGTCTAAACAAGATTGTCCTCGCAAGTGCAAGCACCAATACCCCTGGTGCCTACTGGCAACTTACTACTGTATCGGCCAACAACGCTACTGTTGTTATTCCTGCCGGAACGTATCTGTTGTTTCCTACAGCAAACGTCACAATTGAAGCGGTGTCGGCTTACAACACTAATACCGCTTGTACAACTCCATCTACTTTCTCAACTCTCATTGGTAACAATACTGGTGGCGTGTTGATTTCTGACGGTGTGAACGTGCGTGCAAACGTGACTGTTGCTACCGCAACTACGATTACTTTGGCTACGGTCAATGGTGGTCAAGCTGCAAGCGGCACTTACAACACATAAGGAACCGTTATGTCTAACGCAGAAGCAGTCGGCAGACTTACCCTTGACAGTTTTGGTAATGGTCGTATTGGTGTTGCGAGAGCGGTATCTCTTGCTACTAGCGGCAATGCGGTTATTACCATTCCATTCCTTGATGGTGGTTTAACAAATGCCGGTGCAGCAGTAGGTTCTGGTTCTGTTATTGTTCGCCGTATTACGGTACAAAATGCAACTGGTAACGTAGCGACTGCAAACGTGGCAATTAGTGCTGTAAGTAGTGGAAATATTGCTGCTGCTAATGCGGTGGTTGCAAACGTGGTACTTAGCAATTTAACAGGTGCTGGTAAATACCAAGACCTGACTGTTGCGGGTGCCTACGGTGCAAATACAACCATTACTGGTTTTACAACACAGGCTTTGTATGTCAACATCAACACGGCCAATGCAAACGGTACTGTTGATATTGCTGTTTATGGCGATGTAGTGAGTTTCTAATGATAAACATCTTTGTAACTAATAATTCTGACAAAGTATTGAAAGACGGTTATGCCGGCAAATTCTATACTTTTGGCAAAGGCGAAACGGTAGAAGTACCGATTGAAGTTGCCAAACACGTTTTTGGTTATGGAGATGAAAACAAAGAACCGTATTTGGCGCGGCTTGGTTGGATTAAAACTGCAAATGATTTGGATGAAGGTTTAGACCGGATGTCCAAATGGCAGTTTACTGACCAACCGCCCAAGAAGAACGATTCCTTATCCCCGATCGTGGAACGAGTACCCCTAGAGGTTGTAAAACCTCGCGGGGGAAAAGTCCTGTCAGTAGCCTAAAGATTATGGAAAGTAAATGTCGCAAAACTTATCGGGATACATTACCGAAGTTAGACGTTTGCTGCATGATGCCAATGCGAATTTTTACACGGATCAGCAGCTAACAGATTACATTAATTCTGCCCGTCAACGCACGGTCAGAGATACTGGCTGTCTGCGTACTATCCAAATTATTCAATCACCCGCACCAGTTGCTAATCCGCTTAATAACGCAACCGCTACAAATCCCACGGTGTGGGCAGCGAGTACGCCATACAATTTAAATGATTTTGTTTTCTCGAACATTTTTATTTATCAAGTGACATTAGCAGGAACAAGCGGGACAACGCCTCCACCTTATCCTTCAGGCACAACAAACTATCCACCAAGCACACAATTTATAGATGGTGGCTGTGGATTAACGTATGTGGGAAACGTAGAACAAATTCCGTATTCCACATTGCCACAAGGCGCAAACACGCTTGATATTCTAAATATCAATTTGTACTGGGGTAACTCGCGTGTGCCGTTGGATTATATGTCTTGGACTGATTTCAACGCCAGGTTGCGGTTTTGGCAAAACTACATTGGCCGTCCGGTTGCGTTTTCTGTCTATGGGCAAAACACAATTTATATAGGTCCAGTACCCGATCAAATCTATCAACTTGAGATTGATACGGTTATTTTGCCGACTGATCTAGTGTTATCTGCGCCAACGGTTGCAGACGCTATTCAAGACCCGTACACAAGTGCGCCAAAGTTTTATGCGGCATATTTGGCTAAGTACTACGAACAATCTTTTGGCGAAGCGGAGATTTATAAGCAAGAGTATCTCAAGCAAGCCACAAGTATCTTAAATTCTGTGTTTACGCGCAGGATTCCCTCTGCTTATAGTAGCCCGTACTAATCATGGCCGCGGCAGAGCAAAAGAAAAGCTACAAAGTTGTTAAGCAATTTAAAGGGCTTAACACTAAGGCTAACCGTACAGCAATCGAAGAAGATGAGTTTTCTTGGATTGAAAACGTGCAGCCTATTGGTTATGGCAACGCTAGGGTAATCCCTAACTCCTCTATTGTTTATGACTCAGGCAATGTTGCGGTGACTTGGGGCAATACTGTTACACATTTAAGCTCGGCTAACATTGATGTAACTGATTTTATTATTGCGTTTCAAGAAGATGGTCGAGCCGAATATTTTAATTTAACTACAAACGTCAAAGGCAATGTCGCGGTCACCGGTACGTTTTCAAATGTTGGCGTAAAAACAGGCCAATGGAAAAACGAACGGATGCTTATTCTTGATCCTTCCAAGGGTTACTTTACTTGGGATGGCAACAATGTAGTGTCTGTAGGCTCAGTTGGAATTATTGCGGTGACGGCTGGTGGTTCAGGATTTACATCAGAACCAACCGTTGTAATCGGTGCCCCAACCAATCCAAATGGCACCCAGGCTAATGCAACCGCTTCTGTGTTGTCATCTTCTGTTGTGTTGGTAAGTTTAGAAGATGCGGGATCAGGATATAGCACACCGCCCCCAACGGTAACCATATCTGGTGGTGGTGGATCAGGTGCAACAGCTATTGCGGGTGTTGTGACATTTGCAACAGGCACGGTGTCTGCGCTTGTTGTTTCAGGCGGCACGGGCTACACCAACGCGGCCAATACGGTTGTGACATTTGCGGGTGGTGGCGGTACAAACGCTGCCGGTACTGCGGTGTTAACTGGTGGGCGTGTTTCACAAATTGTAATGACTAACCCAGGCTCTGGATACACCAATGCGGCTAATTTAACGGTCACAATAACTGGCGGGGGTGGTGCAAATGCAGTTTGTAAAGGCATTGTTAATAGCGACATTAATTGCGGTATTGCTTCTTTTAGTGGTCGCGTTTTTATTGCTGCCGGTAGGACTATTTACTATTCTGCTGCTGATTCCTACACCGACTTTACAAGCGTGTCAGCAGGGTCTTTTGTATTAACTGACTCTACGCTGCACGGCAACATAGAACAGATTCTCGCTGCCAATAACTTTTTGTACATTTTTGGCGATGACTCAATCAACGTCTTTTCTGACGTTAGGGTGGACACAAATGGAATTACGTTATTTACCAACACAAACGTATCTGCCTCTGTTGGCAGTAAACGAGCAAACGCTATTTTTCCTTACTTTCGCTCTGTATTATTCTTAAACGACTACGGAATATATGCGTTGGTTGGATCAACAACATCAAAGCTCTCGGATGGCCTTGATGGAATGTTTCCTAACATTGACTTTAGTTCGCCAATTTATGCCGGCCAAGTATTGCTGAATAATATTCTGTGCGCGGCGTTTAATTTTCGGTATTACGATGCTGTATTCACAAATACTTATCGCTATGTCCAAGCGGTGTTTTTTGATAAAAAATGGTTTATTACGTCACAGGGTGATGCTTTAAATTTTGTGACTTCTGTACCAGTAAACGGTTTGATTACGCTTTACGGTAATTCGGGCACCGGTTTGTACAAGTTGTATGGCAACGCCACGGCAGCTATTACTACACGGGTGCAAACGGCTTTGTTGCCAATGACTGATCCGATTAGAACTAAGCAAGCATTGAAAATTGGGATTGAGGCTACGGCTACTAACATTAGCTCAATTACGATGGAAGCTACGGTGGATAGCGAAAACCAAGAGAGTCCACCGTATACGTTGTCTAGTCTTGTGACTTGGATTAATAATAGTTTGCAAGTAATCCCGTGGGTAAACAACTCTAACGTGCAAATTGGTTGGGGTCAGATTGGTTATAACTTGTACAAAACAGACGCTTCAATGTATGGAAAATACATTGGAATCACAGTAACATCATCAAATCCAGGTTTCTATTACAACGGATTTGAATTTGAACATGAATTGAGAGTGAGGTTCTAAATGGCTGTCCCAAATATTTTTGCTACGGCAACAACCGCTATCCCGCTATCCCAATTGGATAGTAACTTTGCGACAGCCATTAC